AAAACAAAGACAATAAACAAGTCGTAGCCCCGTCTGGTACAAGAGTTAAAACGTAATCAGTGTCTTGCTTTAAAACAAGTTCTTCATCAGCACCTGCCCCACCACCTGCTTGTGATGCGGGGTTTCCTGATGTTCCTATTCCTGTTTGTTGTAGGATAGTACCAGAGGGGTCGACTGTAGCATTTTTAACAAATGTCTGCATAGTAGTGGTATTACTAGACAGCCTATTTCTGTTTATAGGTGTTACCGCCGAACCTGATGTGTAAGAGTCCCCTTCTCGAAGTGTAGCACTGACATAATCTGCGCTTGTCGTTGCTCCTATTGGTCTCCAATGGATAAACTTCCCGCTTGCTACTGTTGGAGTCGTGAAAGCTATATCATAAGCAGCCGATATTGACCCACTATCTACTATCGCTGTGTATGCTATGCCATCATGTATATATGCATGGTCTGAGCTTATTACTGCCATAAACTTCGTAAGCCCTTCCACCATTCCTTTTATTAAGCTAGTTCCGCCCATTTAAGCCCCCTTTATTTTTCTATCCAATTCAATGTAACGTGGATTGTCTCTTCTGTAGAATCGCTGTTAGTTATTCTTAATAAATATTTAATAGCCGGATTTAAAATGGTTATTAAATCACCTTGTGATTCGCCACCTGCTTTTGCTGAAGCGGCTAAACCATCAGATGGGACTAGAAATTCACCGCCTGCCGTGCCTGCCGTGTTTACTGTCGCCCCTGATCGCCATACCATGTCTGTAGTGTTACTTGACAAAAGGCTTCTGTTTGTGGGAACTAATAAAGTCCCGTCTGCATCTGCGTCTGTCCCTGCATAAAAATCAATAAGAACCGGGCCACCTGTAGCCTTATACGCTACTGGCAAAAAAATTAAACCATCACCAGCGTATGCAGTAGGGTCTAGAACTAGATCCAAAACTGCTTCGCCACCTATTTTAAACCTTTTTGCAATAGCGAACATAAGACCTTTTTCTATTTGGTCATTAAAGTAATCATATGTTACGATACCATCAGACTTTGATTTTGACATACCTTTTATTAAACTGTCTCCACCCATCAGCCCACCTCTGCATATGGAATGCCTAAATCGTCAAGTAGAGTCTGTGGATAGTTCCATTGTTTATTTATTTCTGAATCTGCGTAAGTCTTTGAGATAGGCCCTACACTATAAGACTTTAGTTTCTCTTCATTTACTGAACTTGTGTTGTTTATAGTAGTCTTGTACCATATCATTTTACTGATTGCTGGCCACTGTGATATCTGTATTGTTGGGTATACCCAAGACCCCGTGTCTGTTGGTGTGTTGGTAATAGTGTATAGTCCATCATCTGGGTTGTAAGCTGACAGATAAGTATCTTCTTCTATGTTTGGGTTATAAATTACTTGCCCTAATGTAAACGGCAATCTGGCCGCTGTTACACCAAAGTTAATAGTAGCGGCACTATCATTAAATACCGCTACATATCGAACATCATAATTTATATTTAATATACGTCTAACGTCATTTGACACTAAAGGGATCATTGCTGTTATAGCAGTGTCGTTTTCTGTAGTTGCAAGCCCCAACTGTGTTTTGACAGTAGACAATGTAATTAAGTTAATAATCATTATTTCCCTCTATGAGAAAAACGGTTGAATGTAAGCGTCAATTACTTGTCCGCTTGCTGTTGCCGCCTCTTGTGCCATTCCTACCTCATTACCTGCTGAGTCTGCGTTTTCGTTAGTCAAGAAATTTGCATCAACTGTTGAAGCCACCGCACCAATCAAGACTTTAGTTACTGACCCGAAGGCTGTAGTCCCGTGATCTTCTTCTGTTGTACCGTTAAGATCATCAACAACCGTTAAAGCTGTTCCGTCAACTGCTGTTCCTATAAGACCAACCGGCACTGCACTGACCCCGTCTGCATCATGTCTAGGAATAAGCCCGTAAGCTTGTGTTGTTGCCATTGTTGCAATCCCTGCTGTAAGTGTAGCCGCTGTGATTGTTGTAATTGCTGCTCCGCCACTTGTTTCAGATACTTCTATATTACCCGCTGTAGCTGCACTTATTTCAACACCTAGAATAGTTACCCAGGTAGTGATGTCCGTGTCAACGTCTGTAGTTCCTGTTAATGTAACTGTCTCTGTAGTAACTGTAGTTAAAGCACCTGTAATAGTGCCGTATATAGTAACCGTCTGAGTGGTGTCCCCTGCTGCTGCTGAGACTACCGTTACACCGTCACCTGCTGGTTGATTAGCAAAGTTACCGCCTGCTTCTGCTGCTACCAAAGTGGCTTGTGCTGCCATCCATGAACCTACTCGACCGCTTCCCCTTGCACCTAGTAAATCAAGGTTAGCTATTGGTGAAGCTGTTTTAACTGGTACGAAACCATGTTCCGCTTCTACTTGTCCAGTTGCCGCTACTGTTTTTCTCGTAATACCCAAAAATACTGCGTTTTGCTCTGTTGCTGTTTTAAGTTCTCCACTAGTTACTTCTAGTAAATCACCAGCTGTTACGCCTGCCCCTGAGTCTGCTGCTGTAAAAGATACATTACCTTTTACATATCGTCTTAGTGCTGGATTTTTAACTACTTCCTTATATGATCTTGCTGACATTATATACCTCTTACAAAGGGGGTCTAAGCCCCCATTCGTTCTGTAATTTTATTTTTTTCTACTAACTAGTTGCTAGTCCTGTTATTTTACCATGATACTCTTCTGGGCCATAGTCAATACCAGCCTGAGAGTAAAAGAAACCGCCTTTTTGTGCTGCTGTAATTGCTGTAGGTGTCCAAAGTACATCCGAACCAGATACCACATCGGCTTGAAAATCTTCCCCGTCAAAACTTACTGGAACAAAGACTGGTTTGCAAACTGATAAATCAGCAACCAAAATAGTAGCCGCTGGTACATTAGGTGCGTACACAATGCCCATTGTTGCAAAATCTGTTAGAATAGTTCTAACAGCTAAACCGCCAATCGTTCTATCCGGCGGAGCATATCCGTATATCTCTGTTATTCTCTGTACCTGTAGAGCGTTGCAAAACAATACCATGTTTTGAAACTTTGCCCCACTTGCCGCCATAGTTCTGACCAATTCGTCAATCATATCTTTAGATAAAGCTGCTGAACTCCCGGCTACTGCGTTAGAAGTCGCCCCTGTAATAACACCTCTTGTCTTAGCTGCTGTTGTAGAGTTCGCTGCTGCTGCATATGTACCGTTCAAAAATGAGTAGTCCATATCAACAGCCATTTGATTTAATGCACCGTTTTTCTGAAACCCTAGTTCGCTAGTTACCGGATTAGCATCATTCGTGTTAATGCCACTCATTTGCCCATACTGAGATTGTTTCATGAAAGTTACTGAGGCATCTTCTTTAAAAATTTGAACTGTGTTCGTATCTTCGCCTCTAGTTATTGTTGTTGGTGTTCCTGCCGCAGCACTTACTGTCTCTGTTATAGCTGGTTGACTTGGTGATGATAAATTCCATGGTTGTGCCATTGGAAATATAAAATTATTTGTTCTTGATCCCGTATTTAATCCACCTATCATTGATAAGAAGGGTGTTTGATAAGCACCTATTAAATATAGTGGGCCCCTATAGTTAAGATCTTCGCTGTCTGTATAAGCCATTCTGTTACCTCGTTAAATTATTTAGTCTTTCGGTAGCTTTTTAATCTGGTCTTTTATTGCCATCATTAAACTCCCGTTTCCGTTTTTCTCTGCTTCATTGTACTTCGCTATTAGTTTAGCTCTATCGCTACCGCTTGCCGCTGCTCCGGCTTCTGGTGCTTCGCCGCCAAGTCGTTTATTGATTATTGCTTCAGCTCTTTTTTCAGCCTCTGCGTTAATAAACTCTTGAAATGCTGTTACGTCTTCTGAAATAGTGTCCTGGTCTTCTCCATTGATGCGCTTTGCAAAATCTTGTGGTAAACCCGCATCAAAGAGAGCCTTGTCAACTACTCTGTCTCTTTTTAGTGTCTTAGTTTCTGCTAAGATTGATCAAGGTCTTTTTCTTCAATGGTCTTATCTTGCTCTGATATCTTTCTGTTTAGACCTGCAATCTCTTTTTTAAAGTGTTCTTGCTCTTGTTTAGACTGCTCTTGAAATTTTGCTATTTCCTTTTGAACTAGCTCTTGCATTGTTGGTTCTGTTGTTGTTGTTTCCTGATCCTGTACGGTTGTACCTGATTCCTGATTTGCTTCTGTTGTCATTTTTTAAGTCCTTATATTTTATCTAATTTTATAGACTTCTCTTTTATCTTATTAGACAAGTACTGTTTAGATTGTCAAGGACTTTACTATATTTATGTTTACTAATATATGTTTGCTATATTTATGTTTAGTATGTGAATTTACTGCCTAATATACAATGACACATAGTTAAACGTTCTGGGCTGTAGTTAGGACAGTCTTTACAAGGATCAAAGTCTGGCGTCTTCTCTTTGCCTGCTATTTTAACCAATTCTGCTATCTCGTTGTCTGTTAATAGTATTGTCATTATACCCACCTTCCAGATTTATCTTGTTTTAGACCTTTATCCTTAGCCCATTGATTATAGTCTTTATATTCAAATACTTCATTCTTGCCTGTTTCGGGGTTTCTACCTCTTCTAATCTGTGGGTCTTCCCCGTCTATAATGTCAATAACAGTTTCACGGTCGTTAATGTCATAAGCGGCAACGCCTGTTGTACCCGGTGTCATTGCAGTTACTCCCGGCTTTGGGTAATTAAAAGGTTCGTCAACTCCTCTTCTTTGACCGTCCATGCTTTGACTTTGCGCTCTTGTATTTATATCAAGAACCGCTTGCATTTGTCGCTCCATTTCAATACCGTGTTCATCAGCGTACTTAGTCTGAGCGTATGAGCCCATATTAGCGGTTCTGTTGGTCTCTGTTCTTAATATTCGCATAGCGTTAGACTTAGCACCTGTAAGTGTGAGTGTGCCGTCTTTCAAGGCTTCATGCCCTATTATCTGCCTTATTATCTGCATGGTGCTATTTTTTGACTGTTGGTTAATAAACCCCTGTGTTATTGCTGATCTAAGATTTTCTAGTTCCTTATTCCTATTAGCAGCCAATAAGCTTGTCAATGTTCCTTTTTGTGGCATATAATTCAGCTTATCACCAAATTTCTTGATAATGCTCTTTGTTATTTCGTCCCATGCTTTCTTTGTTCCTAATGTGGTTAATTCTACTAGTTTATTAGGCAATATACCTAAACGGGCGTTGGGTACTAACCACTCTGTAGCGTAGGCTTTTCGGTAGTAAGTGTTAGAAAAGGCTAGTGCAATGCTGTTTTTAGTCAGTATACCAGCCCTTTTTGCCACCTTCGAGTAGTCTTTATTGATTTGGTTTAATAGGTTCTCTAGTCTATCACGCTTAATCATTTCATTATAGTAATTCTCTGGCTTAACACCGCTTAATATGTTGGCGTATACATTAGTTAATTGAGCGTTTATTGTCTTTGTAGCTGTTCTGTATTCAGCTAGTACTTGACGTGCTAGTCTTTTGACTTCTTTGTCTGTAAGGTTAAAGGCGTCATTTTGAAAGTTTTCCCAAGACATTAAGCTTCAACCTCTTCTTCTGTCTCCTCTTCTTCTGGTTCTGTTAATCCTAAATTAAAGTCTGCCATATTTTGTTCTTTTTGCTCTTTTAGTAATTCAAGTTCTTCTTCTGGGTCTAGTCCTACTAGTTTTAGCTTTGTCTTATCTGATATAAAAGCTATTAGATTTAATGCTGCTGCCTTAGCTTCAAAGTCGTCTGGTGTAGTTCTGTTGAATACTATCTTAACTGCTCCTGTGGGCTGTCCTGTGGCTTCTAGAAGGGTATTAACAAGTCTCACTCTTTTTTCTGACCCTTCCTTATAGATCTTTTCTTTTCTTCTGCTGTCCATATCCATGTCAAATAAGCGTGTTATCATTGCCTTAGCTGATACTTCACCAGTCAACCCTTGATCTGGGCTATACCAGTCAATAACGTGGCTGTGTTTGTGTATCTCGTTAATCAGTAGCTTAGAAACGTATTCTCTAAATTGGGGACTCATGTCCTTAGTAATATATTCGGCTTTTGACCTATCACTGCCACCCTCTTTAGCCATACCCTCTAGAACCTTCCACTCGCTCATATCCCTTTTATCTTCTGGCTTAAGCTTCTTACCTAATACAAGGATAGCATCAACCAATCTTTCGACCTCATTACTATTACCACTTACTAGGTAGTCAAGAGCATCTATATAAGGTAATATTGTTTGGTATGGGCTGTTATCATTCATCATTTCGGCATTGTATAATATAAAAGGGCATTCATCAAAGAATAGTTCCCTAATTGGCTTCCTCTCTGATAGCTCACCACTTTTCATATAATAAAATTGCCATTCGTCTTTATAAATAACGTCAACATTATACTCATAATCTGGATTGTTTGACTTAGTTATTCTTACACCACATACGATGTCAGGTTCAATGTTTTGATTCCATACTAGAAGTACTTGTCTAGGGTCTATATTAGCGTACTTGATTGCTGGTGTTCCTATTCCGTCCCCTGTAGTATAGACTAGCTCAATCCCTTTATTATATGCAAGGGCTGCAACGCCTGTCTTCATTTCCTTTATATCGTTGTTGTTCTCTTTAAATAGTTCATTAAGAGCCTCAGCATATTTCTTGTCTGCTGGCTTGTCAGGTATATATTGAACGTTAGAAAACATATAGCCCGACATAGTGTCTACTACTGTACTATAATAAGCTGTTGGTATGTAGTTGTTTGGTGTTTTGTTTCTATATCTTCTGTCTAAGTATTTACCTGTTATATCTGGGTTGATCCCTTCGTAGTATTTGCCGTACATCTCTAGTCTTTTAAATTCTGCACTGCTTAGATATTCCATTATCATTTTAACTAAGATCTCTTTAGATATCTTCTCGTCTTGATCCCATATAACTTTACTTTGTGTTGGTATTCTGTTTGCCTGGTTTATCATTTTGTCCTCACTGTTTGCCTATTCTGTCTTGTGCTATTTTAAAATATTTCTCTTCTTTTTCGATACCTATAAAACTTCTGTTTAAGTTCTTGCAAGATACGCCTGTTGTGCCTGATCCCATGAAACAATCAAGAATTAAATCATTTTCGTTAGTAGAATGTTTAATTATGTTTTCCATTAAATCAATTGGTTTTGGTGTTATATGCCCTTGTTTTTTGGCTATTTCATAATTCCATATTGAGTGATGTGTTTTTTGATTATTAAATGTATATCTCAAACTTTCGTATTCCTTTTTAACACTTTCATATGCTCTTTTATAGTGCCCTGTTCCCTGCAATTTTTTATAATGCTTTTCTTCTGGGATCCTGTACTCGTGTGTTGTGGGCTTGTCCCAATAACACGAGCTAGCCTTTATACCTAAATATTTGTCACACTTATCATATGTCCATCCGAGTTTTTCTCGTTCTCCCTTGAAGTATTGCATTACACTAGAAAACCCTGTTTCGTCTTGTAAAGTGTAATATAATATATATTCAGCCATTAATCTGTAGTTTCTGTCAATATTTGATTTAATAACATTGTCAAAATAATATTTTCTTGTACTTGCCTCATACCTTTTATTCCATACTATAAATTGTTTAAATACATAATCTGTCTTTTCCGTTATTAAGTTTTGAATATTGACAATCTGCATAAAATCATTATGGAAAAAATAGAAAGATCCGTTATCCTTTAATAATTGCCTTGCTTTTGAAAAACAATTTACTAGCCATTCAGCATATTTAATTTTATCTTGCCACTTATCCCACTCGGCTTTTTTAATATTATATGGTGGATCTGTAATAATAGCGTCGACTTTGACACCGTCTTTTATAAGTTCGTCCATTATTTCTAAACAATCGCCATGATACAACTCGATCATTACCACCTCTCTATTATTGCGTACTCTTGTAGCCCTTCCAAACTATAACGTAGGGCGTCACAAATATGGTTGCTCTTATCTTCTGGCACGTTCATCAATTCGCCTGTTGTTGCGTTTTCCTTCCATGAGTAATGTCTAAATTCGTCTATTGTTGCTTTACATCTAGGGTGTATATATATTCTATAAAAGCCCCTGATCTTTTGTATTCCGTCTATAATAGAACCAGCACCCTTCTTTGCACCCCTGATATTAAAGCCTTGATTATTCATATGGCTTATTGTCTCAGGTCTTGCACTATCTGCTATTATTAGATTCTTGTCTGAATCCGGTACTATTCTAAATAAGGCTGGTGTATCGTCTAGGTCAACACCTATTCCATAACAATCAAAATCTATAAATAGCTCGTTGTCAATAACAAAACTACGTATTAAACAAGTTGGATCTTTAGCGAACCCCCAGTCAGCACCGTAGTTAAGTTCTACATCTTTAGGTGTATCGAACTCTTTAACTTCCCACTTATCATAAAAGACTTGTGCTTCTGAGTGTAGAATGCACTTACCTTCCCACTTATGCAGATACTTGTCGTGGTCTGTCTTTTTGTCATATTCTAGTTCTTTTTTAAGTACTTCTGGAAAGAATGGATTGTCTGAGTAGTTTATATTTATCTTCAAACAGTCGTCCCTATCTGCTAGGGTGTAGTCTTTATGTACTGGGTCATAGTCGTTAGTAGGGTTGTATGTAAATATTATCTGGCTGTTTGGCTTTCTGATGGTTGGTGTTAATATCTCTAATGACTTTCTACTCAATGACTGAGCTTCTTCACACCATGCGTAATCTATACCTTCCATTGACTTAATAATATCAGGGTTGTGCTTTAGTCCATGAAACAATAACTCAGTCCCGTTCTGACCTTTTATAGCCCTGTCTGTAATATCAAAGAAAGACTCTAAACCTAAAGCCCTTATTCTGTCACAAAATAACTTATGTACTGAATCTTTAATTGATTTCTGTATCTCTCTAGTGTTGAGTATGCGTTTTCTGTTTTTAACTCCCTTAATCAATAAGAAGTCCGCTACTGTCCAACTCTTAGCCGATCCCCTACCGCCGTATATATCAATAAACCTGTCTTTAGCGTTGTAAAGAGGTAGCAGTTTATCTGGTATCTTTAGGTCTATATTAAGCATTTATTTTCTAAAGCATTAACGAGGTCTGCCACACTGCCCTTGTTCTCATATGTTGCTAAATCCTTTTGTACTCTTACTATACGTCTGACTAATGGTTTTGCTTTTCTTCTGTGAAAGCCGAATGATTTCATTAGCTTATATACTGGCTTATATATCTTATTATCAATCACTCTTAACTCCTGTTACGTTTATAGTTACTGCCATGTCTCCAGTATGTTCTATTACTTGTTTGTCCATGCCTAAATATTGAGCAAGACCTTTTAAGCCTGCTACCTTGATTTGGTCGTCCTCTTCTTTAAAGGCAAGCTTCCTGTATTCGTCTATAACTTGATTTATTAGTTGGCCGTTGGTATCTCTTGACTCTACACATAATTGGTTGACTCTGTCTTTTACGTACTGTTTTGACAATGTATCATGAGCGATCTGTCTTGCTGAATGTTCGCTATATCCTGCCTTAACTGCTGACTGAGTCTTGTTCCATCTAGTCTCTGGGTCATTGACATAAGCTTGGCAAAAGGCTTCTTCTTTGTCTGTTAGTGTCTTAGTCATTATGATTTCCTTTCCATTTGCATCATCTTTATGGTGAACTCTATTGGTTTAAAGCAATCTTCACATATATCGTACATCGTGTCAATTTCATCTTGTGCGCATAGGCTGTATTTAGATTCACCCTCTTTTAGTTCCCCGCAACAATCACATTTATAAGCTTTCATTTTGCACCTCTTTATAACATTCTAATCTGTCTGTATATTGAGCTATTGGTAGTCCTATTCTTATAGCTCCATTGCTTATCTCTGTAGTAAGAGCAGTTTTACAAGTGTTGAACTTTTTACAAGTAACGTCATTGCAGAAGGTTCTGTCTCTATAGCATAGCATTATTCGTTACCCATAGTTATTTCTATACACCATCTGCCAACATCAACGAATATATGAAAATGTTTAACGCTTTTACTCCACAAGTGGGCGTGGTAGGTTAAGCAGAACCCTATGTTTATATCTTTATCATATTTATGTACTGTCCATCTCATTCTCTTTACCTCTTTATAGTCCAAATATTCCAATACATTCGTCACATCTTTCTGTCATATAAACCAGAAATAAACTACAATGCCTATTCCCTTCATAAAATGCTAAATATTGACACCCTTCACACTCTGTTTTATCTATCCGCTCTATACAAAAGTCATATAATAGGCTCTTTTCTATATCGTTCATGTTATTCTTCATCACATATGTCCCTTGCTAAAATAGCCATGCACTCTTTAATCCGCCTTTGGTCGTCTAACAATAGCATTATCTTCTTTTCTGTTTCTGCTAAAGATTTAGCATATTCGAAATAAGTCTTTTGTTTTTTCTCCAATTCTTCGTTATTCATCTTACACTCCTTACTTTATTTTATATTATATATATTGTCAAGTATTATTCTTTATCTAAGTCTTTTAACCACTTGTCATAATATGTTTCCTTTACCATTGTAATAGCTTCTAGTTCTTCATAAGTTGTTTCACAGTCAAAACAAACTATCTTATCTGGATAGAACTCAACTACTAGATCGCCTATTATGTAGTCAACTCTTTTCTCTTCTGGGTATTCTCTATGGATCTCTATATATAAGTTATTCATTAAATATGCCACCTGTCCGCTATATTTTCATGATGCTGTTCAAACCAGTCTTTTAATGGTCTAGGAGTTCTACCGAACCATTTAAGATTATGTTTACAAGACAAGTATTCTGCTATCCAGAAATCGTAAGGGATTTCTTTATAATAGTTGTCTATGTGGTCATAATTCTCTAATTGTTTTGATCGCATTTAGTAGCTCCTCGTCTGACACTCCATACTTAATCTTAAAACACTTATCACATATGTCAACATTGTTTTTATTTGCGTTCTCGCTTTCTACTATTATTTTAATCCCACATACTGTACAATCTGTTTCTACGTAATAATCGCTTATCTTGACCATTATATTAAACCTACTCTTTTTTTACTTTGCATATACTTTTCTGCTGCTTCTTTATCTACCTTAATTTCGTCTGATTGACACGCTTTTAATTGCTTTTCAGTGTATCTTTTTCTCTTCTTTTCGTTGTACTCTTCTTTTGTAAATTTAAGCTTATAAGTTTTATTGTACTCGTGAGCATCTATAGCCTGACATTTTTTGCATTTCGCTCTTGGTAATCCTGTAGGCTTGTCAAGGCTAAAGTCTGTAAATGGTTTGATTTCACCACATTTGCTACATTCTCGCTCTTGTTTTTCTACGTTAAAATATCTTTGTTTTACTTTGTTCATCTTCTCTTTACTCCTTTTATAGCTCTGTTACTGTCACATTATCTACATATATGTCTGTTAATTGGTTTAAGCGTGTTCCCTTGTATCTAGTTAACCCGTCTATAGTAATAGTAATCTCTTGCTTGCTTGCAAGGTTGACATCAATGTATATTTCATATAGTTTACTATTCTCTTCTACTGAATAATAATAAGTACTCTCTTGCCTTTTTACTATCACTACTTCTACTATAACAGAATCTACAGAGTCGTCAACACTTAATTCATATCGTATCAATTGCTCTTCTGTGTAATCTTCACCCCAATCAATACCAGTAATTATACCAGCATCATAACACCCTACTAATAAAACTAAACTTAATAATAATTTTTTCATTGTCTCACTCCTTATTTTAAGATGGGCAAGGGCAGGATTCGAACCTGCACCCCTCCGCCTTGATCACAACACGCAATGTTTGTGTCTTCTATAGTGCGAAGCCTCTACCATTGAGCTACCTTGCCGCTGTGTCGATTTTTAAAGATGAACGACTAACATCTTTGTTGTTTCAAATTGACCTTTCTACTACACAACAAAACTACAACTCCACTTTACTCATTCATTGCCTCGTTCTTAAATTTTATATTAAAGCTTTCGCTAATATAATCACTGTTTAATTATAGCATCTCTTACTTTCGACATTATCCCTTTTTTAGACGCTGCACCTTCTGATACTGCCTCTTCAATTCTTGAGTTTAATATTTGATAATCGCTGTTCCATTTCACTATTTGAGCGTGTAGAGATTTATCTTTTTTGCACTTATTGCAATCAACTGTAAACGTATCTCTTAATAAACAATCTTTACAATTCATATTTTATCCCCATCTAATAACATGAAATTAAACTTTACATTGCTTGAATCGTAGGCTTTAACCATAATTCTATCATAATCTTTTTTACTGTTGGCTACTATACACCCTGCACTGTACTTGCCTATCTTAAATAGTTTCTTGCTCAATGATGCCCTGTGAAAGTTCAAGCCTATTGATACAAATCTGTAATTCTCTTCTTTATCTTTCTTTTGGTTCTTATTGGTGTCTCTAGAAATTACGCATTGCGCCCCTTCTCTTTGAACTAACGCAGCATATTTCCCTTTATGATATCCACGTCCCCAGATTCCTTTATGAAAGCCGTTGCCTAGTCTTGCAGCACCTTCTTTATTTAGAGGGTTATTAGTGTAGTATAAACCTGCCTCAGTAGTGCCACTAGTAATAAATATATGGCCGTCCATATCAAAGTAAAATAAAATATCGTCAAAAGCGTCTTTGCTGTCTGCTTTTTCATATCTGATCCCGCCTAAATTAAATTCTTGTAGTTGGCTTATCATGTAAAAATTCCTTATATAACTATATAGTTTTTTCGGGTTTTTGTTGTACATCGCAGACACTTCTTTTTTAGTCATTCTTAAGCCTCTCGTTTTCTTTTTCTAGTTCTTCTATATACACATGTTCTTCTGGACTTCCTAGAATTAAACAGCCGTTAAATTTTGCCTTGTATTTTGCTCTAGCTTCTTCTAATGGTGTTTTTTTAATCAGCTTATATGATTTGAATAAATCAAGTAATTGGCTTTTATCAAGATCGCTATTGCCTCTTACTATGCCTATTATATGTTTTGCCTCTTCTTCATTATCGAATATTGGTTTAGTCATTTTTAGCCCCTTTACTTTTAAGCTCTGTTACTGCTACCATATTAGCAAAGTCGTTTCTACATCTGTTTATCTCGTTTAATGCCTGGTTTAATCTGTTATCTTCATTCTCTGAAATTAAAATAGTGGTCGGGCTTGCTAACCCTCTTTTAATCTCGTCTTTTCTAACTTCTAATCTTCTAAATTTCCCAGTATGTACATAGTGCATAAGTAAATTTTTAAGGTAAACACTAAAGTATTTCTCTCGTTCGTTGTGTTGCTCTATTGTCAGCTTTTCTTTTATCTCTTCACCTAACTGTATGCTTCTTCTAATTATCATCTTTTTCTCCATTTAGTAAGTCTTCTATTGTTTTACCTGTCATTTTTTTAATAGCCTCTTCCAAATAAAGCACCATAATTGGTTGATCATATGATTGGTGAAATTCGTTTCTACATTCCATTATAATATATACAAGTTCTTTAACCATTCGCTCTAGTCCATATATACGACCATTAAGTCTGTGTATTATTCTGTCTGATGCTTCGTTTGCAATTATTAACTCTTTCTTTTTCATACATTGTCCCTTAATTCCTTATCAAAAATGTAGACTATCTCATCAATTGATATTTCTTTTCTGGCAATTGCTTCTTCTATTTCGTACGGTTTTAAATGGTCGCATTCTTTACGGTCATAATACAAAAGTGAAGATACTAGGTCTTTTACAGTATTCTCTATTTGCTTTCTTTTATTCACTTGTTAGCCCCTAACTGCTTATATCTATAATCAAATTTACTTTGAGCATAATCAGTTTGTTTCTGGGTTTTGCATTTTCCTAGTATTTCTTTTTCAAACTCTCTAGCTTCTTCTAGGGTCATTTTGCTTAATGTTGCAACAACCTTCTCTATATCTACTCTTTGATTATTTTCTTTTTCTTTACCTACTAATCCGTTACCGTCATCGTCTGGCTCGCTACTAATATTTAATAAAGCTGATAAAGCATATCTTCTACCGTAAGTAATAGCACCGCCGACCGTTTGAGCATCGTATCTATTGCCATTTGTACAAGGTACGGTAACAGTCGTTTCTATCCATTCACCTGAAATGTGCGCTAATAAAGTCTTAACATTGATATGTTTCTCTTCACTTAATAAAGCGTCTTGTATTACACATAAACCGTTTTTATATAAAGTCTCTTTGACCGTGTCTATAATATGAGGTAAGTCCGCATATTTAGATTTATAAAATGGATTGTCTGCATTCTGATCTACGTTTTTTAACTCTTTGCTTGCTTCACATAATGCTTTTGATATTTCTATTATAGTGTCTGATGTTTTCATTCTCTACTCCTCTTTACTTTTTACTTACATTATATTTTATTATATATTTTGTCAAGTATTATTTGTATTCTTTTTCATAAATATCTATTATTTTTTGTTCCATGATCTTAGTCTTGAAATATATGTTAAATCCGCTGTTGCATAAAGGGCAAGCAATGACAACGTTTTGCTCATCATTTATAATGTCTTTAGCTTGCTTCTTAGTTATCACCTTATTATATTTTCGTTCTATAAAGTTCTGTACTGTCTTTATGCTTCCAGATCCCTGCTTGACCCTGTGCGCTATTTGCAAAGTGTCTATATTTCCTATCTTGTTACACTTTGGATTTTGACACATAAAGCTGTCTCTTTGTAGTAGTTCGTATTTCGTTAATATCATTCAATACCCCTTTTTACTATAATGTTCAATAAGCTTGTCAATCATAGCACCATAATAATCTTTAAAATCTTTTTCGCTTTTTTCCCTACTCCATAAACCGAATAATGTCTCTCTAAGTTGTTGACTTTTGCTTTTCTTCTCAGTCTTTTTAAGCTCTGGTAAGTCAATAATATCTTCTGCCTCAATTTGATGCACGTTAAAAGTGAACCACCCGTCTTGATCTGTCAACGTTGATAAATGCGCCCAGCTTTCAGGGCTTATATTGTCGAGCAAATCCACACTTAATTTAATACCTGTCTTTGATTTCTTAAACCCCGTTATATTTGCCGGTTCTTGCCAAATTTTATAGCTCATCACTCACCGTCCCTAATACCAGGCAATTTTATTATATCTAAAGCTTTGTTTAGATACTTACTACTGAAAATAAATACTGGGATATACAATATAAAGAATATTAAAAGTATTGCATAAAATACTATCTCTATTATTAGACTTAAAACTGTTTTACCTATTAACTTAATTCTGTTCATCTCTTACCTCTTTTATTCTTTATCAAAATAATCTAATCTTATTCTAGTTAAAAAACACATTATCCGGTGCTTAATCCTAAATCTTAAAGGTGCGTCTTTTATTCCTTCATCAAATATATTATATTTGGGCATTCTCTCGCTCCTTTTATTTGTCATTCTTTTTTAATAAGTTCCATGTAGTCATATATAGATTTAATATCACTATAATAGTAATTATATCTATTTTATCTCCCATCCTCTCACTCCTTTAATGTAGTATCTCGTTATCTGCACTATTAAATGTCTCTGAAATTATAGCGTGTAATACTTCTTCTGCTCTTGCTAAGTCTCTTTCTAGTAAGCCTAGAACCTTGTCCGAATAGCCCTTAGTTATTATTTTGTTCTTCTCTAAGTCGTGTAGTAGTTCTCTTAATTCCTTGCTCATATTGACCTCACAAAATAGCTACATTCTATAGGGTTAATCAATCTGTGAGCTTTGCAATATTTATATTTTGCACACTGTTTGCAGTTCATTCCGATAGCCCTTTTATATGATTTCTTATTATATGAAATACGGCACATTCTAAGCTTTGCTTATACTCATACTCACAAAAACTTACATCGTTCTTTGATGCTTCTTTTCCTTCTACTAGTGCGTCAGCTTCATCATCGTCTAAAATTATTGTTATTTTCCTTAAACTCATTCTGTCACCTCACATTCTTCTTTTTAACGTTTCTAATATGTTCAGCTCACCACTGATAAAATTTTCTAATGCTTCCACTCCGCTATCATTTAATCGCTCTTCTTCTTTTATAAACTCATATAAACAGTTAATAGTGTCTACTAAATCCTTATATTTTTTCACAAAATCTCCCTGTTCAAGTTCCCTTTTTATTTCTTCTATTTCTTTACAAAAATCTGCTGATGTTCCCTTGTCGTTCATTCTATTACCTCTTTATATAATTCACAAATTTCACATTCTGATAATTCGTTCAATATTCTTATTTGTCTTTGTTTATACTCTTCTGCTATTTCTTCAATGTATTCTGCTTTGTTAAATGGCTTTGTCTCTTCAAAATACTCCGGATTTATTAAGCTTTGTTCTGTCATAATGTCCCCTCTTCACTTGATTTAATTAGACAATAGAATATATTACTATGTTTGTCAAGTATTATTTGTTATTATTATAAAAAAAATCACTTTTTAAATTCACCTAATTGAAAGTGTTTTCTGAATCTTTCTGTGTTAAATCGTCTTAATTTCCCTTGATACCCGTGTGAAGCCATCGTTTTTAGCTGGTCTTTAGAGATACCGCCTTTTTTAAGGATGTTTAGCATAGTATCTATATGGATAAATATGCACTTGTTTATTTTCTCTTCTTTTATCCTTATGTTAATAGCGTAATAAGCTAAACCACCTGCGACCTCTTTAAACTTTACTAGCTCTTTTATTTGGTGGTATTCTGTAAAGGGTACTTTTAAAAGCTTTTCTTTAGTGTTGCCGAAGTAGTTCGGGTTAATTTTCTGCCATTTCTTTATTTGCTTACATTCGATTAAAAGAGGTACTAGCCCACATATGACAATTAAATCCGCTGGTTTCTTTGGGATAAATCTAGTTTCTTTTGTCTTAATCATATCTGGAATTTTCAACGTCCAACAACCTAAATCTTGAAAAGTGCCTTTAAGCTCGAATTGAAAGATTGATTCTTTCATTATGGGGTCACGTCTGGCATTGCACAAACTGTTAAGTCTATAGATTCGCAAGTATCCGTTGGGTATGTTATGACCTCACCAGCGTTAGTTACTGGGATCTTGATCCTGTTTTCACCTAGTTCAAAAGTTCCATCTGGTGTAATATAAATATCAACCGTTGTGCTTGCTGGTGGTGTCCCTGTTTGCTCAACTGTTGCGGTGCGTTCTTCTATTGTTCCGTCTGGTGCTGTTATATTAAATTTAGCAGTTGCGCTGCTGTAATCGTCTGTAGTTGTTAGCTGTATTTTAATAGGTCTCGTGTCATCTTCGTTCATGTATTTCATTTCTTACCTCGTATATGTACCAAGTATCAATTTGTCTGTAGGGGTGTAACTAGCTAAAGTCAATCTTTCTTCTGGTGTATATGTTCCTAATAGCAAGGCATTATCTAAATCCAGTTCACCATCAACAACAATTCTGCCACCTGTTGTAAAAATAGGTTCTAGATTACCTTGTATTTCTTGTGCTTGTGTTATTTCTCCGGAACTTGTAAAAATCGGTTGCAAGTTTCCTACTAACTCAACATCTCCGACGACTTCTATTTGTCCGCCACTGGTGAAAATAGGTTCTAGATTTCCAACTATAAATTGAGTTTGTTCAATCTCTCCTGCACTGGTAAAAATAGGTTCTAGATTTCCGACTAATTCTACACCTGTTACTTGTACTATCTGCCCACCACTTGTAAAAATCGGTTGCAAGTTTCCTTGTATTTCTTGGCTTTGTTCTATCTGCCCTGCTGATAAAAACACGGGTTCTAGATTTCCAACTAAAGTCTGTGATTGGTCTATCTGTCCTGCACTTGTAAATATTGGTTCAAGATTACCTTGTATAACTTGCGATTGAGTTATCTGACCACCGCTCGAAAATATTGGCTCTAAGTTTCCAGTTAATTCGACACCACCAGAAACAAACTCGAATGCTCCTGCATCCCATGCCGACCGAGTTACATTGTCTTGATCGTAATCGAAAGCAAAATTGGCGTCACTAGATAGATCTGTTGCTTTTCCCCTTGCGCCAGTATCCCCACTTTCTAAATGAACATCATCACTTGATAAATCAGTAAAAGTAAAAGATTGACTTTGCTCATCATTCGTCCCCGAAAAGTCAAAAGCCCCTGAAAACATATTGTAGTCGGATGATCCCGAAACAGTGCCACCAGCAGCAACAGTGTCAATTATATTGTTTATATAAAGAGCATTAGAAGCATTTGTTAAATTAGCTCTACGCCCTACGAAAGTATTATTATAAACATATGTGGGTCTATCCGAGCCATGATTTATACATGATACGGCCGTGCTTGTGCTTGTTCCTTTTGTCCTTAGATAGTTGTTTACTATTGTTAAGGTCGCATTATAAGAAACATTTAACGTGGTTTCTATAAGTCGTTCTCTTGCTGTTCCTGTTTGCTGGCTTATAAAACTACTATTTTTAACAATTATAACGCCGTCTCGAATAGCATCGAAACTTAATATAGGTTGGTAGTTTGCCGACATTGACGGTTTTTCAAACTGGACGCCGTCTATTGTAATATTGTAAGTCATACCGAAAGAATGAATAAAACTTAATTCTGCGGTGTCCGCAGGGCTGTATATGTAGTTGTCGTCAGAAGGTGTTATAGTAAGCGTATAACTGGACGTGGTATCTATTACAGTTGCGGCACAACTTGTCGTGTCCTTCACTGATGTACTAGCAGCAAGGGTGATAGTGTTGTCTGCTGTGAATGTAGCAGGGAGAGCAGCCAACGCCGCATTTAAACTTGAATAACTACCGCTGACCCCGTCCGTATCTACTGCAAATATTGCCATTTAAAACCCGGCTGTTTCGTTTAGATAAATCACTGTCCCGTCTAATTTTGCTTTTATAGTTCCAACTTTACTTTCTTGCTGTCCTAGTATTTCTTTTGCATCTGCTTCTGTTGTACTAGCAGAATTATAGTTATTAACAGTTGTTCTATATGTAGCGTAATCAGTTTGAAAAGCGTCAACTTTTGTCTTTATATCTCTAAAAACTTGTGTGGCATTCGCTAAATCTCTATCTATATTTCTTAATTTTGCGTCGACTTCATCTTGTTGAAACCTTATTGTATCGGTTGTTGCCATTTAATTACCTCTATGGAATTGTAAAAGTTATAGGTGAGCCACTAGACATATCTAGTGATGCGCCTACTGCTATTGTATTGTCTGTGATTTGAATATCTCCAGTACCAGCCAATATAGTGCTTACTGTCCCTGTACATTCAACTGTTGTATCTGATTGTTGTATCTCGAACTTTTCGGCTAAACCCCCTGTTGCGTCTGCGTCTGCTGTCATTGTTGCAAATGTTCCAACGCTACCAGTCACACTTGCAAAAGCGTTTGTTGCTGCAATTGTAATAGTTGCTACTTCTACATCGCCACTAGTTTGCAGAATTAACGTTCCCCCGTCTATTCTCGTATCCATCGAATTGAGTATTATTTGGGCTGCTGTTGTACTATAACTTATAGCCATTTTTTTCACCTCTAATTATTTTCTTAATAATAAAAGGCGACATCAATTTGTCAAGCTCTTTTACCTAATCATGTATTTTTCAGTTCCCTTGTTCCATACTTCTTTTGCTCCCAAATATTCACCATCAATTTTATCTGCTCTCACATATTTAGCCAAAAAATCCACTCTCCCTTCTCTCTCACATCTATAGACAACGCCCTCTGGCTTCTCACCTGCCACAGTAAATACTAATTGCCCTAACAGACTTAGGGAATTTTTTATTGAAATTGGTTGCCCTATGTGAACCAGCGTCACTGTTTGGATATGATAAAATGATAAAATTTTCAACATTTCTACATAGCTAAATCTTTCATTTTTGTCACTTATCAAGTCAAAAGCTACAAAAGGGCTACCGTAAGTAATATCATATTTAGTACCATGAGTTAAAAGCATCCATTCACCGCAAACCCGATACCCTTCTGGTAGCCACTCAAATTTTTCAAGATTGTTTTGCACCCATTTATCAAAATAATGGTGTTGAGAATATGGGCTTGTCTTGGCATCATACCCTTTTCTAGTTATAGCTCTTAAAACCCCATCATTTTTAATTACCCCCACATTAGACCCATCTAGCTTTTCAGTAACTATAATAGTATCCTTCCAGTCTCTCGCTTTTTTAGTGAGTATTATTTCTTGACCTATTTGTATTTTTTTATCTGCTTGCTGTGATAATTTAGATATTGATAAATGTGGTATGCTCCCATAATTCCGA